AAGAAAACTCTTCAGAGCAGTTGCTAATGTTAACATACTTGAAGGTATTAGGTTCTACGTTAGTTTTGCTTGTTCTTTCGCCTTTGGTGAGCTTAAACTCATGGAAGGATCCTCAAAAATTATCTCACTGATTGCCAGAGATGAGAACCAGCACCTTGCTATCACCCAGAACATTCTGAACAAGTGGAAGGAAGGTGATGATCCTGAGATGAGGCAGATTGCCAAAGAGGAAGAAGAGTGGGTTTATGCAATGTTTGACAGAGCAGTCAATGAAGAAAAGCGTTGGGCAGAGTATCTGTTCAAGGATGGTTCAATGATTGGTCTGAATGACGCTCTCCTCAAGAAGTATGTTGAGTGGATTGCTAATCGCAGGATGAAGGCTATTGGTCTGAAACCTGTTTATGACATTGCTGCTAAGAACAACCCCCTGCCGTGGACACAGCACTGGATCTCCTCTAAGGGTCTCCAGGTTGCTCCTCAGGAGACAGAGGTAGAATCCTATGTAATTGGTGGCATTAAGCAGGATGTCAAGGCAGACTCTTTCTCAGGGTTCCAACTCTAAATATAAGAAAGAGAAAAACTGATGCTTTCTACACAATATCGCCTAAGGCTAGAGTTCATCTGTCAGCGTATTGTAAATGGAGAAGAAGTAAAGTTAGAGGACATGATCTGGGCAGACAAACTTGCTAAGGCAAATGGTTCTGCCCGTGAGATGTTAACAAAAGCAAGAAGGATGGTACTGAATCCTAATATACAAGAGGGTAGTCTGGATGACTTCATGAATAAAATGAACTTAGGTGATCCAGACCCTTCTAACCACAGATCAGGATTTCAAAGTGCTGATGAAATTGTAGATTGGTTCAAACAAGACAAACCTGATGACTGGAGGCAGCGTGACTAATGACCACAGCAGTAATCTATAGTAATGGTAGCCAAGAGTGTGAGCGTATGAGTATGCTCCTTAAGGCACTTGGTGACGACTTTCATGAGTATATGTTGGGTGAACACTTCGACCAAAAAGCATTTCGCAAAGAGTTTGGTGAAGAGGCAACTTATCCACAGATTGCCTATGGTTCAAAGCATCTTGGAAATATGAAAGAAGCACTTCAGTATATGTGTAAAGAAGGTCTATTTGATTAACTAAATATTGGAGGTTGCATCATGAGTATGTGGAAGAAAGTAAAGAGTATCCTGACTACCCCAATCCCTGGACCTATCGTGGCAGGGTGTTTGACGGGAGCCTTATTGGGGACAACTACGGTTTTGTTTACCTTATTACCTGTAAAGTCACCAAGAGAAAGTACATCGGTAGAAAGTACTTTTGGCAAAAACGAAAGCCTAGACCTAACGGTGAAGACAAAAGAAGGCGCAGAGTTACGTCTGAAAGTAACTGGCGTAACTACTATGGATCTAGTCCAGAGCTTAAAGATGATGTTGCAAAGTTCGGAAAGGAATCTTTTACTAGAGAGATCTTATCCCTCCACAAAACTGTAGGAAAATGTAACTTTGAAGAGACTCGCCAACTCTTCCTGAACGATGTCTTGACAGAGAGCTTGACAGAAGGCACTCCTGCTTACTATAATAGCAACATCCTTGGCAGGTACTATAGAAAAGATTACTTTGATTATGACTAAGCATTTATTAGGACTGGCATTACTAACGACAGCAAACGCTGCTTGTGCTGCTAATCCTGTAGCAATTGAAGTTGTTAAAAAGTCATGGAAATGCCCTGGTTGCACACCTAACGAGCAGTATGTCCTTGCCCAACTCCAAGAGCAAACAAAGATCTCAGATCGCAATGCACTTGCAACGATCTTGGGTAATATCAAATCAGAAAGCAATTTCCATCCCAACATCTGCGAGGGGGGTGCTAGAGTTCCTTATGATCGTTGCCATCGGGGCGGGTATGGACTCATTCAGTGGACTACTCAGAAACGGTATGATGGTCTAGGAAAATTCTGCAAAAAATATGGTTGCGATCCCTCTTCTCTGAGTGGTCAGGTTCGTTACATGATTAATGAGAATCAATTCCAAAGACTGTTACCAGAATTTGAAGGGCATGGATTCACAGTTGACCAATATATGGTTCCATCGTATTATTGGTTGGGTTGGGGCATCAAAGGTTATAGGCAGCAATATGCTTATGACTATTCTAGAAAACTTGTATGGGCATGATCAAGAATCTTATCAAGAAACTCTTTAAGAAAGAAGTTTCAAAACCTGAAAAGAAAGTAGAAGAAACAGCACCAGTTGTTCATACTACTGTTCCTGCACCTGTGGTAACTCCAAATGATTCTTGGTTTGGAGAAGCACCTAAAACAGAAAAGGTAATAGAGTATGTCAAACAAAAGAATGAGGAACTCTATCAAAGACTTGCTGAACAACCTCAATCAAAAGAGGTTGACAACATCCACCAGGTGATGTATGATAAGGCAACCAAGGGAGTTGCTACCACACTCATTCTTGATTCTTTAGGCGGTTCTGAAGAATGGCAATCTGGAACTGGATACAATCAGTTCAAATCTGGAACTGGATACAATCAGTTCAGAGATTGACAGAGGTAGGTTTCCCCTCTATAATAAGGAAACCGCAAGACTCAGTAGCTCAGTTGGATAGAGCATCTGCCTTCTAAGCAGTTGGTCGGGGGTTCAAGTCCCTCCTGAGTCGTTGCCACTTTAGCTCAGTGGTAGAGCAACCGCCTTGTAAGCGGTAGGTCGTCGGTTCAAGTCCGACATGTGGCTCCAGGGGAATTAGCTCAGTTGGTAGTAGCGTTTGCTTTGCAAGCAAAATGTCAGGAGTTCGAGTCTCCTATTCTCCACCTCGCGGAATTAGTTCAGTGGTAGAACGTCAGCCTTCCAAGCTGAATGTCAGGGGTTCAAATCCCCTATTCCGCTTGAGACTTAAATAGTCTCACATACACATTGGCGTGTAGCATAACGGTAATGCAAACGACTGTTAATCGTAGGACTGTAGGTTCGAATCCTACCACGCCAGCTTTGGGTGATTGGCGCAGCGGTAGCGCAGTAGATTTACATTCTATTGGTCGGGGGTTCGAATCCCTCATCACCCATCCATACCTTTAAGGATATGAGAAAGTTATTGTTAGCATTGATTCTGTCTGCTACACCAGCAATGGCAGAACCCACTAAGGGTTATTACTCCATGGATGCTCTTGGATGTATGATTGTCAGAGAGTGTACTGATGGTGTGGAAGAAATCTGGGGTGTAGATTTTCTCAAAGAAAGATATCCAGATTCTGATTGGTCTCTTGTAGAACAAGAGTTTGCCAGAATACTCAATGCATTGACTGAAGTTGGTGTAAATGTTTATCTTGCACCTGCTAAATATTTTCCACCTGGTCACAGAGGAGTCTATCACACGGTCTCTAATAACTTCTATCTCAATGATAGGTTTATGCATCGTCCAAATGTCTTAATGACTGTAATGAGACATGAAGGATGGCACGCTGCCCAAGACTGTATGGCAGGTTCTATTAAGAACTCTATGATTGCTATTATCAAACCAGAAGAAGAAGTTCCTTCAGTCTGGAGAGAAATAGTGGAGAAAACATATCCAGCATCTGCAGTTCCATGGGAAGCAGAGGCAAAGTGGGCAGGGCATACAGAAGGTATGACAATGGGAGCACTAGAGGCATGTTCAAAAGGGACTATGTGGGAAGTGTATGAACCCACCCCACTCACAAGAAAATGGTTAATTGAAAACGATTACATTAAGGAATAAGGATGCAAAACAATGATTGTCGTCAGATGCAAGTGCTGCAACAGAGAGTTGCACAGCACACCAAAACTACAAGTATGTGGTTGCCCAAACAGGATGGAAGTTCAGGAGGATGAAATTAAAGCAGTTGACTTATCCAAGGTAGTCATAGTAAAATCAAATAGAGAAGAGAAAAGAAATCTCCTCTCAAATGAAGACCTTCTGTATCAAGAACAAAGGAGACAGAGAAAGGTCAGAAAGTTGGACTTTGAAGTCCGCTAGATAAAAAACAAGGAAAGGTGGTCGAGTGGTTGATGGCTCTAGTCTTGAAAACTAGCGATGTGAGAGCATCCGTGGGTTCGAATCCCACCCTTTCCGCTTTACGGAGTGTAGCTCAGTTTGGTAGAGCACTCGCTTTGGGAGCGAGATGTCGCACGTTCGAATCGTGTCACTCCGATGTATACATAGATTAACTTTATTCAAAGTTTATGGAAATCTACACGATCCAAGAGGTTCAAAACCGCTGGGACGAAATGCTTGATAGAGTGGAAGCAGGAGAGCATATTGGCATCCTCGGAGAGGATGGAACTGCCACTGTGATGGTCCCTGCTGATGACCCCATTGTGAAAATGTATTCGGAACACAACGAGGCATCATAGCTTGACTTCTCACCCCTAACACCCTATAATAACAAGGTCAACACAAAGGACAATGACTATCGCTTCTAAGTTCAAGAAAGATCTGAACACGCTTCGTTCAGCAGTAAATGGTGAACTCTACTTGGATGTAAAAAATCCTAAACTTTTCAAGAAAGTCCGTAAGTTCTACGAAAATCAAGGTGTACAATTCTCTGGTGATCCTCTTGATGACTATGATATCTTGATTGATTACATTGCTGAAGATCTCAACGCTGTTGAAGTTGCTTGATTATGAAAGTCACTCGTAAGCCCACTGTCCTGATGGAACGTTTCCCTTATCGCTATGTGCAAGTGGGCACTCTGGAAATCAATGGAAAACCAGATTGCCGCATTCAAAAGGTGGATTCTTACACTGGACGTTACAGGGACATGTATCTTTGCGACAATGAAATGCAGTTGCTGACTGCTATGGAAGACTTCAACTACACTAGGTGGTTGGACCCAGATAATGTCCCTGCATATGTTCATGCTGACTAGTCCTGGAACGACTTAAAACTTAACCTGGTGGAGTCATCCCCAATATATGCCCGTGACGGAGACACGTTAAAATCTGCCCTGGTCGGGATGGTCTTAGGACCCCGAAGTTTACTGCTTCTTTCAAAAGCAGTTGGTGCGGATGGGATTACTCTCCCGCCTAGTTTCTTGCTTCTAGTTAAAGAGCAAGTGGCGTGCATGGAGACCTGCGTTGGGAGACCCTTAGGGGTCTCCTTTTTTAATAAATACTAGAAGTTATTAATTCTAGATATGGCATCGAGAAAATCATCATCTACTACTTCTGAAAGTGGAGCATACATGAGTCAGTATGATCAAGAAGTAGAAGTAAGACTGACTGCACTGGAAAAAGGACTGGCAGAAGTTGCTGCAGCAGTTAAGGAACTTGCAGACAAGCCTGCACCTGTTGCACCTGCTGCTGGTGGAGAAGTAGCAGCAAAAGTAGAAGCACTGACAGCTGCGCTGAAGAGAGCATTCCCTGCTAAGTTTGCTGATATCTGATTGACACTATACACCCAGTATTCTATAATAAATACTGGGTATCATTATAAAATTTATGCCTGAATATAAGAAGACAGCACTTGTCCTTGGTGCTGGTGGATTTATTGGAAGTCATATGGTGAAAAGACTTCGCAAAGAAGGATATTGGGTTCGTGGTGTTGATATCAAACACACTGAATTCTCTATGTCAGAGGCACATGATTTCATTGATGGTGACCTACGGGATGTAGACCTTGTGCATAAGGTTGTTGAACTTCATCAATGGGATGAGGAAAAGCAGAAGAATATCAGTTCTACCTTTGATGAAATCTATCAGTTTGCTGCTGATATGGGAGGTGCAGGATATATCTTTACTGGTGAAAACGATGCAGATGTGATGCACAATTCTGCAACAATTAATCTCAATGTTCTGGAGTGTCAGCATCAACTGAATCAGAGACTTGGTGTCAATAAGACCAAGATTTTCTATTCTAGTTCTGCTTGCATGTACCCAGAACACAATCAACTGGATCCTGACAACCCTGACTGCCGTGAAACCTCCGCCTACCCCGCCGCCCCCGACTCAGAGTATGGGTGGGAGAAACTCTTTTCTGAAAGACTTTATTTTGCCTACAGCAGGAATCATGGTATTCCTGTTCGTGTTGCCAGATATCATAATATCTTCGGTCCCGAAGGAACTTGGGAAGGTGGAAAGGAGAAGGCACCAGCTGCAATCTGCCGTAAAGTCGCTTACCTTCCAGAGACAGGTGGAGCAATCGAAGTGTGGGGAGACGGTCTACAAACTCGTTCCTTCCTGTTCATTGACGAATGTATTGAAGCGACTAGACGACTGATGGACTCTGACTTCCAGGGACCAGTCAACATTGGTTCTGAAGAGATGGTCACCATCAACCAACTGGTAGAGACTGCTGCAAAGGTCTCTGGTAAGGTTGTTCAGAAGATGCACAAACTGGATGCACCTCTGGGTGTTCGTGGTCGCAACTCTAACAATGACCTGATTAGAGAGAAGTTGGGTTGGGACTATCAGCAGACCCTTGAAGAGGGTATCCGCAGAACTTACGAGTGGATTGACGGGCAGATTAAAGCAAGAGGTTAATTGATGATTGGTTATGACAGACTTGGACAGAATGGAAGGTTTGCTAATCAACTCTTCCAGTTTGCTGCCCTGAGGGGTATTGCTGCCCATCATGGATATGAGTGGTGTATTCCTCCAGAGGATCACCACAATGTTGCCAACTATGGTCTCCACTATCCCTTCAAGAAAAAGAAAAATACTGGATTCATCAATAGCAATGTGTCACCACAGGCAATGTCAAGCAAAGAGGCATTGGTGCATTTCAATCCTGGCACTCAGACATATGCTGATAGAGTTTCTAACTTTGATGAAGAACTCTTCAATAACTTTCCTGATGGTGCAAACCTAGATGGTTATCTTCAAACTGAAAGATACTTCAAGCACATTGAAGATGAGATTCGTGAGGAGTTTGAATTTAAAAATGAGATTCTAGATCCTTGTAAAGAATTTATCTCTCAGTTTGATGAGGTAATCTTTATTCATGTCAGACGTGGAGATATGGTGAACCTCCAAGACTATCACTGTGTAATGACCCCTGACTATTACAAGAGGGCACTGAAACACTTCAGTGATGACGCAACCGTTCTGGTATGTTCTGATGACCCTGAGTGGTGTCTGAAGCAGGAAGTATTTGAGGGTGATAGATTCTTGGTAAATACAGATGTCCCTGAGTTTGACCACTACCATTTAGATGCTGATGGTCAGAGAAGAAAGTCTAAGGTTCCTTATACTGACTTCTGTATGATGACTCTCTGTAATGGTGGTATTCTCTCTGCTAGCACTTTAGGTTGGTGGGGTGCCTGGTTGCAGAAGGACAGAACCAATCCTGTGATTGTTCCAGAGAATTGGTATGGACCAAAAGCAAACAACAATACTTGTGACCTTTATCCTGAAGATTGGACATTGATCCCTAACTAAAATGAAACATAATCTAAAAGATACTACTTTCATCATTCCTATCAGAATTGAATCTGAAGATAGACTGAGAAATGTCATCACAGTCTGTTGCTTTCTTTTATCAAACTTTGATACCACAGTCATTGTCAAGGAGGTTGATAGACAGTCTGTGTTTATTCAGGATGTTCTTCCTCAACTCAAAGAATATGTTGGAGAAGGCATCAAAAATCTAAAGCATATCTTTGAAGAATCTGATCCTAATGATCATGTCTTCTACAGAATGCGGTATCTCAATGAGATGCTTGCAATGTGTGAGACACCTGTAGTTGCTAACTATGACTGTGATGTAATGATGCCCATTGAGACTTATCTCAAGGCACAAGAGGTTCTGGTCAAGAATCAAGCAGATGTTATCTATCCCTATGGTGAGGGCATCTGGCAGAAGAAAGTTTATGCTGATGATGCAAGAGTATCAGAGTTTCTTTCTAATGACTGTGATTTCAAGATTCTAGAGAAGAAGATTGAAATGGATGCTGCTCATGCAGGACACGTTCAGTTCATCAGAAGGGATGTATACATTGAGGCAGGAATGGAGAATGAGAACTTCAAAGGTTCTGCTCCAGAAGATAAAGAAAGGATTCATAGATTTGTAACTCTTGGGTATAGGGTTGCAAGAATTGAGAACTTCATCTATCATATTGAACATAGTAGAGGTCCAAACTCTTGGCCTGTTTCTTATCACGGCAATCCACATATGATGGAGAACCAAAAGTTATGGCAACTTCTTCAAGGTCTGGATAAGACACAACTGAGAAGGTATTATGACTCACAGAAGTATTTGAGAAAGTACAAAAAATGATTGGATTGAATTATCTTGGCAAGATGGGGCAACTGGGTAACCAGATGTTCCAGTATGCTTCATTGATGGGTATTGCAAACAAACTCAAGAAACCATTTGCTATTCCAAAGCACGATGAACTGATTGTTGATGCTCTTGGAAACAGACTAAGGATTGAGTTGTATGATGCATTCAAAGTCAAACCAGATAAGATCGGGTTTGTTGATACTCAGAATGTTTATCAAGAGAAGTACTACCAATATAATCCACAGGTTCTTGATGTAGAAGCATCAGACTTCTGTTTGTTTGGATACTTTCAAACTGAAAAGTATTTTGTCCACATCAAAGAACAAGTCAAAGAACATTTCTCTTTCCATGATGACGTAGTGGAAGATTGTAAGTCAATGATTGAAATGTTTGATAATCCTGTTGCCCTACATATTCGTAGAGGAGACTATATTATCAACTCTAAGAATCATCATAATCTCTCTATGGAGTATTATGAGCAGGCACTCAAAGAGTTTCCTGATAGACAAGTCATCATTTTTTCAGATGATCCAGACTGGTGTCATATTCAAGAAATCTTCGAAGGTGATAGGTTCCTGGTTTCGGAAGGAAATGGTCCCTATCACGATCTCTATCTGATGACACAATGCAGTGATTTTATCATTGCTAACTCAACTTACTCCTGGTGGGGAGCATGGTTGGCAGACAGAGGTAAAGTTATTGCACCAAAGAGATGGTTTGGTGTGAATAATGAGCATCAATCAACGGAGGATTTGTATCCCCCACACTGGAAAGTAATTAATTATTCATAGCATGACCTGGAATTTAGTAACGTTTGCTTACGGCGGTAAGTTATTCAAAACCTATCAGAACTACATTTCTGATACCGCAGAGAGTCAAGGTCTGAAGGCATTTAGATATGGACCCTCAGATTTAAAGGCAACAGAAACATACAAAGAGAATAAGGATTACTTCACAGAAGACAACAAGTATGGTTGGTGTGCTTGGAAACCTTTGCTTCTGTTAGAGGCTATGAAGTCTCTAGAGGATGGCGATAAGATTATCCTTTGTGATACTGAAGATATCTTTCACCCAGAACTCTTTGGTTATGTTGATAGCATCATGGGCGAAGATCCATGCTTGTTAGTAATTGGTGGACCAGATGCCAATAAGAAAACAACCAAGAGAGACTGTTTTGTCTTCATGGATTGTGATGAAGATGCTTACTGGGAGTCTCAGCAATTAGAAGCAGGTATTACCTTCTGGCGTGTATGTGATCAATCTAAATCCATTATTGAAGAATGGCTGAAGTGGTGTTTAGATGAGAGAGTGAATGGAGAGGATTCAAACTTCTCTGGTCAACCAAACTTCCCAGAGTTCAATGGTTACTCTTCTAAGGACCAATCTATTCTGACCAACATGGCAATCAGAGATGGTCTGGGTGTTGATGATGGAACTATTAGAAACTTCATTGAGTGTAATGCTGACTACTGGTATCAGAGATACTTTACTTCTGGTATTCATATCTACAGACCTGTTGATCAATACATGGTCAGTATCAAAGATCAGTGTGTGTATGCCCACGAACAAAATGACAAGCACAGTTTGATTCTTACAGTTCACAATAAGGACTGGTTGATTGATAAGGTCATTGATGGCATCAAGAAGTATACAACTGGAAACTATGAACTGATTGTTGTCTTTGACGGTTGCACTGACAACTCAGAAGAAGTTGCCATGAATGCTCTCAAGGATAGTGGTATTGACTATACTATTGTCCATACACCTGATGTCTTTGAGACCCAGGCAAACAATGCAGGCATCAAAGAAGCAACAGGTGACTATGTGATCATCATTCAAGATGATATGGTCATTGAAGAAAAGGCATGGAACCGCAGAATGCAGAAACCATTCAACAAGTTTGATGATGTGTTTGCCGTAACTGCTAGAACTGCTCACAACTATGTTCTGAATCCAAACTCAGTTCACCTGGGTATGGAAGAGAACCTTGATAACTGCTGGTGTGATATTCTGCAGTCTTGTGATGAAGCAGATTCTTCTAACATTCCAAGGGATACATTTGCAGTTAGATCTACAGTCAATCGTGGTCCTCTGATGATTGACCTGGAAGACCTGAAGAAGATGAACTACTTTGATGAAGCATATGCACCTCAGGACATGGATGATCATGATCTGATGTATAGAGTTCACAAAGAACTTGGTAAGGTATGCGGATGCTACTGGATCAAGATGAGATCTGACCCTGAATGGGGTGGAACCAGAGTTACTGGACAACCTGGAGCATGGTTGTGGAAGGCACAACACAAGAACACCAAACTCTTCTATGAGAGAAACAAAGACATTTTGGCTGATAGAAGAATCGTAGTAAATAGGAAAGTTAGTTAATTCATCGCTATGACAATTACAGAAATTACACATGAAAGGTGGGAACAAGCTCAAGATGGGGAGCTTGTAGATCAACTGGGCAACTTGGAAGAGTGGGACGATTCTAAGTTCTACTACATCAGAAATGTCATGCAAGAGTTCTTTGACATTGACTTTGAAGAGGACTTTAAGGACAAGTTCATCATCGAAGTTGGTGCAGGACCAAAAGGTTATGCTCTCTTCACAGAAGGCAACTTCAAGAGATGTGTAGTTATTGAACCTCTTATGGATAGATTCCCTGAGTATGTCAAAGAAGACTATGAGAAGATGGGTTGCGAAGTCTATGGCGGAGCATTTGAAGATGTAGACTATGAGGGTATCGACGAGATCTGGTTCTTCAATGTCCTGCAGCATGTTCTCAATCCAGAAGAGCAACTGAAGAAAGCAAAAGCAAATGCAAAGGTTGTAAGAGTATTTGAACCAATCAACTACCCTGCTAACCTGTGTCACCCCCATGTATTGACAGCAGAACTGTTTACTGGAGTCTTTGGTGAAAACTTTGGCACAAAGTATGTTGGTGGTTCACGCACGAACTTCCACACTGCTGACTGTTATTATGGAACTTGGGTTAGAGAGGACTGATGAGATCATCTGGAAAACATTGTTGGGTCACATACAAGTGTGGTCATACCTTGTGTGTAAAGACATGGAGACCCATTGCTAAAGATATTGACTACAGATTTGCTCTGGCTAGAAACCCATATAGTAGACTGGTGAGTTTCTATGCAGACAAGATGCTTCACATTGATGGTGGTCATGCCACAAGAAACGGAGTGTCACTTGATGATTATGCGGGCAGGTCTAAGGTAAGCAAGATTGCATATCTGATTTACTTTAAGCAGGTTGTAGAGTATCATCTGAATCTGAACTGTGATCAAGTCAACAACCTGACTGTAGATCCACTCTCTAGAGATCAGTTAGACAATCTCTCCTTCAAATCATTTTGCTACATGTTGAATGATGAGATCATTAAGAGTGGTGATGCACACATGAGAAGACAAACAGACTTCTCCCCCACAGTTCTCCCCTATTCACCAAGAGGACCAGAGGAGGATATCCCTACTGGTTTCTATAATCCAACAGGTAAGACACCACCTGCAGATTTCTTCAATGATATCATTTGGTTGGAAGATCTTCCAGAGTGTTTCCAGATTCCAGCAGAGAAACTGGGTGTAGAAATTGAAATGGATAACAAGAAACTTCTGACAAAGACTGCACACAAGACAACCAAACTTGATAGTCTTAATACAACTGAAAATGCATGGGACAAACCTAATGCATTCTGGTGGCAGAATGGTGGATTTCCAACTGACTATAGCATCATGTATGATGACGAATTGAAAGAACTTGTGTATAATCTTTATAAGGATGACTTTGATTACTTTGGTTTAGAAAAGGGGCAGTTTAGAAAATGAGTTATAGTAAAAGATTCAGCAGCAAGTTCTTTACCAAGATGCTGCAACCTGCACACCCTGCAAATCCTATCAGAGATAGAGCAAATTCTTTTCAGTTGATCTTTGAACTCTTGGATCAGAAGGAAGATAAGAATTTCTTTATTGTAGAGACAGGATGTATGAGAGCAGATCACGGGCAACTTGCCTTTGGTGATGACGGGGCTAGCACATATATCTTTGACGACTTTATCAACTTCTATGATGGTGAGTTCTATTCTGTAGACATCAAGCAAGAGAATGTGGACCATGCACAGAAGATGGTGTCAGATAAGACTAAGGTTGTCTGCTCTGATTCTGTGAAGTTCTTGTGGAGTCTGCCTAAAGAGAAGAAGATTGACTTCCTGTATCTTGACTCTTATGACGTGAGACGTGACAATCCACATCCATCACAACTACATCATGTGAAAGAGATGTGTGCTGCCATTGATAAGTTGCAGAAGGGTTCTATCATCTGCATTGATGACCATGATGCATACTTTACTGGTGGTAAAATTGGTAAAGGAACCTATGTGAAAGACTTTATGGATGACATTGGTGCAGAATGTATCCATGAGGATTATCAAATTGTTTGGGTTATGTGATGAGAGATGTTATCTTAGGTGCTTGGCATGGAGGGTTGGGTGACCAACTTCAACTCTCTACGCTGCCAGAAGAGTTTTGGAAACAGCAGGGGAGAGAAACCTATATCTGGGCAGATGCTCCCTTTCGCAACTCAGAAATCTATGATCTTGTGTGGGGTCAGAATCCCTATGTAA